CGATCTAATTGAATTACTAGACCTTTAAACTTCTCTGCTGACCAACGTCCGTCTGCGTCTGTAGTTAGGTCGAATACACCATTTTGTGCTACTGAAGCTTGTTGTGCACCTAACACTGCTTGAGTGTTAATTGTACGGATAACTTCTCTGTTGATTTCCGCAAGGATCTCAGTAGAAAGAATGTTAGCAAGTTCAGTTTCAGCGTCAAGACCGTGGATTGCTTTAAGATCTTGTGCTAGTTCTAGAGAGTATTCTGCTTTAAGAGCACGTGACTTAGCAACAACAGATTGCTTCTCAATTGAGAAACCCATTTCTGCGAATGCTGGGCCAGTATTTCCTAGAGATTCAGCAACAGAAGTACCCATTGGGCGACCGGCTGCATCTGTAGCACGACCAGTTTGTGCTGCTGCATCAAAACCAGAAAGACCTGACGAATCGCCAGATTGTGTGCTTGAAGCTGATCCAGAGAATGCAGAGTCTGCTTCGTTGAATAGTGCTTCAGTACCAGACTGTGAAGTATACTTGCTCTTCATTGCAAAGATCAGACCAGTAGGGCCTGACATTGGCTGAACGCCACATACGTCATATGCCATTAGGTTAGGCATTGAACGACGGACTAGAGAGATCAAAACTGGATCCCAATTGTTAACGCCAGAACCAGTTGCGTTTGTTGCAGTTTCAGTTAAGAAACCTTGTGAAGCTGAACGCTCTTCCATAAGTGCACGTTCTTGGTTTTCTAGTACTTGAGCTGTTACAGCTTTACGCTGATAGTCAGTAATTTTGCCAGCAGACTCTTCATTAAGAACTGGTGACCATTTTTCGATCAATTGATCAAATGATTTGTTCATTTTATTATTCCTTATTTCTTAGAGGTTTTTCTTAGAGCAGAGATGTACCCTTCCATAGAGGAAGATACTTCGATTTCTTCTTCAGCTTCGTCTGTGACGGCTGCAGATTCTTCGAGTTGCTCAGGGATTTCTTTTGAAAAGTATGACTCTTTAACAGTAGTTACTTTGGCGGTGAATGTTTCTTCACTTTCAAATTCAACTGTTTCTAATAGTCCTTTTAACTTTTCCGCTTGTGTGTCTGCTAGTCCACGAGAAGCTTCAGCAATGATTGAATCACGCTTGTAAGATTCTAGTTCTTCAGCAAGTTGAATCGCGTCACCTGTAGTAGAGTTTAGTTTTTCTTCTAACTCTTCTACTTGTAATGCTAATTCATCAACTAGGTCTACCTTAGACTCTGGAACATCAATGTAAGACTCTGTAAACACGTCTTTCATTTTTTCCATAAACCCTTCAGCGATTTCGGTACGAAGACCGGAGTGGATCGCTAACTTGTTATCTTCCATCCAAGATTCAACAACGTAGTTTAGGTAAGAATCGACTTTACCGACTAGGTCAGTTTTAATCGAATTGACTTCTTCTGCAAGTTCTTCGGTGTACTGCTCTTCAAGACGAGTAACTTCTTCGGACAGCTTAGTTTTAACAGCTGCTTCAAAAATTAAAGATGTCTTTTCTTTGAACTCTTCTGACAGAGTTGCTTCACCGTCAACGATTGCTGCAAGTTCAGACTGAGTGTTAGCCTCTTCCGCAATAACGTCTTCTAGGTCAATACCTTCCATCATCTTCGAATAGGCTGCCGTGAGGTCGCCCTTTTTCATTTTATTTAAGGACTGGTACATCGCATTGATCATACCTGCCTTAGTTTTTGGTAATGAAGCCTTAGAAGTTGCGTCGGCTGCTTTATCTACAGATGCGATTGACTCTGGCTCAGAAATTTCCTGTCCGTCTGTCTTCACACCTTTAGCTGCAGGAGCTTGTGCTTCTTCGAGAGTTTCCTCCACGATTTCGTTAATATCAGATTCGTGAAGTTCAGCTTCGACTTGTTTATTAAGATCAGTCATAGATGACTCCTTATAGTTTAGATTTGATTAACGAGAGGAAATTCTTGAATTCCCGAATCTGCACTTCTGGAAGATGCGCAATCGGAGTTTGCTTGATTTCAGTCTCTATCTCTTCAATGACTTGAGGTTGTAAGATGCCGTTATTCCAGACCCAGTCTACGCCTTCCATTATCCCATTAACAAAAGCTTCAGGGGCGCTTGGATCTTGTACAATGTCTACCGTATTCAGAATAAAGTCATCTTTGACGTACATGACGCCATTCTTTTGCTCAAGACTTCCCATACCACGAGTTGACACACCTAATTGAACACCGCCCTCAAGTAGACCTTTTACGATCTTACCCATAGGGGTATCTAATATTTGTGCCTTTCCGACCACATCAATTCCTTCCAAACGGAGATCAGTAATGAGATGCGAAACTTTATCCAAGTTAACAGTTGGGCCTTCAGGATGATTTAACTCACCTACCGCCCTCTTCTTGCTAACCTGTTCATCAACGTACTTGGTTACCGCTCGAGCCATAATGGCTTTCGGGTAAACACGTCCGTTACGATTCTTTTTATCTGCTTGTGCAAATACACCTTCAATAATGTAATTCTTCTCACCATTATCTTTAGCTTCTACAATGCATTGTACATCGTGTTCTACGTATTCGCTAATCAGTTTCATTTTATTTTCCTAAGTCTTTGAGGACTTGTTTCGCGGTTGATTCCGCTTCTTTCTGAGACTTAAACGTGTCAACAGAATCCCCATCAATAGATAGGTGAAATCCCTTGGCAGTTTTTGTGATAACTACAGGGTAACCTGACATCTTCTTCTTGAAGACGACGGTATCTTTCGCTTCCCGTAAATCTTTAAATGTTTTCACAATTAGTCCTCGTTTAGGAGTATTTATACAAAAAAGTATTTATAACAAACTTATCGTGCCAAATTAGGCTATTTCTGACGAATCCTCTTCCTCAGAGACCTCAGAGCCTAGGACATCGTCCACTTCTTCGTCGGACATCTCCATGTCAACTGGTTCGACACCATTGAAGATAGTGTCTGCTACCGCGACCTTTTCGGCGTCTAGGGTGTCTTGCATTTTACCACCTAAGATACCATTGAACAGTTCTTGTGCAGAATTATAATCTCCACCTTGAAGTGCGTTTACAAAATCTAATGTTGGGGTTGTTTCTACTTCACTCATTATCACATTTCCTCTTCTTCGTCTGAACCGTTTTCATTCTCGGCTTCAACTTGGTTAGACATCTCTTCGATATCGTCATCATTAAACATCATTACGTTTTTCATTACCCACTCACGTGAGAAGTATTCACCTACATAACTAGATACTTGATCCATAGTCTGTAGACGTTCACGCAGTAGTTCTGCATCTTTCATCTCAACAAAGTGGTTGTCTCTAGAGTAGTCGACTTGTATCTGACTTTTCCACGATTCCCAGTCTTGTTCTGTGCATATAGCTTTCAGAATAAGTTGTTTCTTTAAAATCCCAAGGAATAAGTGAGCAAACTTTTTACGTAGACGGTCAATGAACTTTTGGAACTTGACTTCGTCACGGTTGATCTCGGTGGTTCTTCCTAGAGAGAATTGAGACTCTTGCTCTAAACGGTTTAATGGAACGTTCAATGAACGATATAACTTCTTTTGGAAATAAATGATATCGTCAATCTGTCCTAGGTTTTCTCCGCCTGGCAAGGTACTTATCTCTGTGCCACGGCCGCCTTCTCGACGAGGTAACCAGAAGTCTTCGAGCATAGACATATGTTTGCGGTCATCTTTGATCTCACCACTGTTTGCGTCATACACAATTTTGTTTCGGTATCTCGCCATAATGTCTTTAAGATGTTGCTCTGCTTTACCTTTAGGCATATTACCTACGTCAATATAGAAGATACGACGTTCAGGTGCACGGGCCATCCGATAGATGACTAGTGAGTCTTCCATCATGCGTAGTTGGTTTACTGGTTTCATTGCCTTCTGTAGATACGACAGTACGCGTTTCTTACTGGTGTCTAGAAGACCTGAAGTGACATACGAAACAGAATCCGGTGTCAATCTAATACCGTTGTTCGCACCGGCACGCTCCTGATAGATGTAAAAGTCGTTTGTTACATCAACGACCTTCGCGCCTGTCTTAGCGTCCTTTTTGTATTGTACTTCTTTTACTTTACGAATCTTGGTCGCATCAACAGGCCGGCATTCTAAGATACCCCCTTTAGGATTAGATTCGTTAACTATTAGATGATGATATAATCTTCCGTCAACATACCATGAACGGAACATGTCATGACCATATTCTTCGAAGTTTAACATGGATATAACACCACTAAACTCTTCAGATATAGTCTTTTTAATTTTGTTTGGAGCATCAACCTTGTCTAAGTTGATAGTTACTGAACTTTCTAATTCGGACGAAACGATTGATTCGTTGATGATATCTTCGATCGCAGCATCACACTCTGGGTGTTCTGCCATAATACGATATTTTTTAATTAACTCTTGGTTATCCTTTGCGCCAGTGCCTTCCATGTCGACATACTGACCGAAGTAAGAACCAGAGGCAGTGACATACCCAGCACCGTCCTCATCCACTTTAGGGACAATAGAAGTTGCTTTGTCATCTTCCTTGTTTGCGGTTTTGGATCTCTTTATCTCAAATCCAAACGCTTTAAACAAATTGTTGTCTGCCATAATATCCTCTTAATAATAAATTGGGGGTGGAGAACCACCCCCTTTCATATACTTATAATACTATTAACTAGTGGTATCTGACTCCCAGTATTGTACTTGAAACTCTACTGTGAACTCTTCGACTGTATCATTGGTTTCATAACTTAGGTCGATTGCCGAAACATTTGTCGGGAAACAACCACGGAAGTTATATGTCTTCAATACCGAACCATCTTTATCTAACTGATCAACAATTAGGTCTGCTTGGTAAGCGACAGGATTAGTGATACCCGTGTTGGCGCTGTGACCATTCATACCGTTCATCCACTTTTCCATGGCGTTACGTGTAGTGAAATCAGTATCGTTGATTACTGTAACTGTCCACGGTTCGAATGTACGGTCGCCCGCAATCTTCAACTGTCGACCACGGAAAGGAACTTCGATAACGTTTATGAGAGAAGCTGGTAATTGAGCTCCCTTACACATGAAAGAAGTTAGTTCAGCATCACCGCCAGCGTATGCTGGGAAGTTAACTGTTGCACGGAATAAATTGGGACGTGCACCACCACCTTTTAATTTTGCTTTAAAATCGTCTACTCTTAATGACATGATTATACCCCTTATACTGTGCCGACGACTTCTTCAAACTCAACACCAGATCTAACAGCTACGAAGTTTAAAGTTACGTAGTTGATTGAACGTGCTGGTTTAATGAAGCAAGTTGCGATGAATTCGTTGCGGTCAACAACTTCTGCTGTATTATTTGTGTCATCACAAACAACACGGAAGTCAGTGATACCACGACGACCCTGAATTTCCCGTAGGAATGGTTCTACGATGTTTACGAATTCTGCACGAGTAAACTCATCGTTGAATTCGAACATTACGTTTTCGCCAGCTTTGCTGATCGCTCTTTCGATAACTAAGAATAGTCGACGAACATTGATTCGATCAAATGCAGATGGACGTGTTTGGTGAGTCTTGTCACCAAATAACATAACACCTTGGCCAGGAATGCTAACAATTGGATTAATACCCTTCTTGTATAATTTATCACGCTCTGTTTTGCTAGGATTAACCTTCAGTTCAGTAACACCTAGATATTGTCCACGACGTGAACCTGCTGGTGAGAACCAAGGAGCAGAGACTGCGTCTGCAGCTGCCATAACACCTGCTGTAGAAGATGCCGCTGGAATGAACTCGTACTTATCCTGATACTTGTTGTAAACCTTAAACCAGTTTCCATCAACGATCAAGTAAGATGAAGGTGAATTAAGTGTGCTAACGTATGATATCATAGCATCAACATCACCTATAGTTGGGGAAATTACCGCAACACAATCCTTACGAGAGGTAGCAATCTCAACAAGTTTTAAATGTACTTGTTGCGCTTTGTCTTGACCACCAGCTGGCGAGATTAAGAAATCTATCTGAATAGCTTCCTTGTTTAGGAATACATCAAATGCAGATGCATATTCGGTCACTGCAGCTGCTACACCATCTTCGCCACCACTCAAGGTAGATGATCCTGCTGTTGGAACTCCGGAAACGGTGATCCAAGAAGATCCTGCATTAATAACGTCTGTGACGAAATTATTAGTTCCATTAGGATTTCTAGATCCAGCAATAGTGGATACAAATTCGTATGTTTCAACAACGACTTCGTTTTGAATTACGATAACGTGAACTTCATTAGCTTGTGGTGCTGCTGTGAAGTAACCTTCATAGGCCCAACCACTGAATGCCGAAGCGTCTGCTGTATCTATTTTGATTGTATCGCCAAGCTTGCCGAAGTATTTTGCTTCGAAAACACCTGCCGAAGATTTTCTGTAACCTTCGTGTGCGATAGCTCCATCCGAGTCTAGGATGTCTGGTCGATCTGCGCGAACTACAAATGCGCTTGAAGAGTATTTCAGGAAGTATGAAGCAGAAAGAAAATCTCCTGCATATGCATCTCCTGATAGTGGGGATCCAAAAGTAGACGCCAATTCTGATTCGTTACCGATCAAGACTGGTGTGTTCACTGGGCCCCAATTAAATTCGCCTACAATAGCACCAGTAGTAGAAGTGACCGCAGGCACATTGCCTGTTAGATCGATCTCTCTTACTGTTACTGCTGGAGACTCTGAAGATAATAGAGTCATGATAGTGTCCTTCTTTAGTTAAGGTATAATAAGTTAGTCATAATACGGAATTCTTTCTCAATAGTTCTATTTATACTTATTGTAAATTTACCAAGCTTCGGGGTCATATGTCGCCCAATCCATGCTATATGGGTCGCTTTTCTCGACGGGAGAAATATTATCTAACCCGTTGTCATAAATTCCAAATGGCAATACGTCGTCATCAATCTCTTTCATACGTTGATCGAATAACATTTGTTTTATGTTCACATCGGTCATATCACCGAAAGACTGTGTGCTAACAAAATAACCAAACATCACTAGATTCATCATTAAGTCATCGT